GATCCAACTATCGGGGCTATCAATAACATTATGGATACTAAGATGTATTATAATGAAAGAAAGTCTGAGGAATTACATGAAAGAATACATAATTTTAGAGACTTTATGATTCTAGCTATTGTTTTATCGGTTGTAATGTCAATATGTGCATCATTTAGTAGGAGGTGTAGATGAATTTTAAAGGAAAAAAAGAAGTAGTTAGAGCAGTCCAAAAGATTTTGGGTGTGTCTGCCGATGGTGCAGATGGTCCCGTTACATGGAATGCCATCTTAGCCAAACTATCCACCAAGGAAACTACTGCGCCCAAAGGAACCGTCCCTGAAAAAATGGTTTCACTAGCAAGGGAAGAAATAGGAGTATCTGAAGTGGATGGTAGTAATTGTGGGCCAAGAGTGGATGAATACAAAGCGGCTACATGGTTAGATGCAGACAAAGGTTGGCCATGGTGTGCTGCCTTTATTTGTTGGTTAATCAGGGAGGCTATAGAAGGAGAGGACGTATCGTTTAAACGCCCCAGAACCGCAGGTGCGTGGGATTTTGAAAACTGGGCTAAACAAGAGTCAAATAGGGGTATAGAATTGCGTAAGCCCACAAACGAAGATATTAAAGCTGGTGATATTGTGGTGTTTACTTTTTCTCATATTGGAATTGCGGTAAAAGACGTAGATTCAAGCGGTTATGTAGTTACTATTGAAGGTAATACTAATGGTGCTGGAAGCAGGGAGGGTGGATCAGTGCTTGAAAAGAAACGTCACGTTTCAAAAATTCGCAGTAGAATAAGAATTCTGTAGATTAACTTTACCTTCCTATTATAATAGGGAGATGGAGAAAGTTAACATCAAGGTTAGTCGTCACGACATCTTTAATTATGTTGTAGGTCATTCTGTGTTTGACCCAATCGAAAAATGTATTGACCCCACAAGATATGAAGTCTTGGATGGTTTTATTTACGATTGCAAGACCAAGCAAAAAATAACCCAAAGTCACGAATACCAGAGGTTTTGTTGGGAAGTAAGCAAGCTAAAGCAGTTTACTGAAAAAATGAACAGGCGCGAAATTGAAAGCGTCTGTGAAGAAATCGAGGAGATCGCTCCAACCTACGTTTTACTTTAATATGGCTAAGAAAATAACATCAGCGTATTCCCTTAAAAAACAAAAGAGGAATAAGGGAGTTCACGCCAAAAGCAAAACCTCTAATCACAAACAAAGTAAGCTCTATAAGAAGAAATATAGGGGGCAAGGTAAAAAAAGATGAACAATGTTTGTATTTGTCACTACATGTTTTAACTGTGAGGAGTTCATAGAAAGATGCATTAAGAGTGTTCTTTTTCAAAATTACAAAGAGTGGAGCATGTATATTATTGACGATGCAAGTCAAGATGATTCCGCTAAAATAGCAAAGAGGTTTGAAGCTCAAGACAGAAGGATTCGCGTTATAGAAAATAAATACAATCTAGGAGCAGTATTTAATAAAACAATTAATTTTGTCAAACACGCAGACCCCAAGGATGAAGATGTAATAATCACTCTTGATGGGGATGACTACTTAATCCATGAGAGTGTCTTAAGTGATTTAGCTAAGGTGTATCAGGAAGATACTTGGATAACGTATGGGGGCTTTCAATCCAACTCATTATTCAACGAGGATTTTTATAACGAAGTTGATTGGAGTAAGTCTCTTAGAGATCAAGGATTTTGTTTATCCCATTTAAGATCTCATAAGTTCTTCCTGTTAAAAAATGTAAAATACGAGGATTTATGCAATCGAATGGGGATATTATTCCGATATCCTGAAGACGTAATTTTATTTATCCCCATGGTTGAAATGAGCGGAAAGGAACACGCTCATTTTTTAAAGAAACCAAATTACTTTTATAATGTGAACCTCAACTCTGATAGCGAAGACAAGGAGAGAAAAGCTTACATTAATAGCATAATGGCCGATGACTTAAGTTTCAGAAAACCTTATCTAACAAAAACAAAAGAAGAATTAGTCAATGGTAGATGCAATTGGCCTAAACTTGAACAATTGGAGATTACAACGCATACCAAACAGATTTAAATGAATTTAGTAAATGATATCCCAACTACCACAGATGATTACGATCATATAAATTGTATTATCGAGATTCCTAAGGGAACCAATACAAAATACGAGTATGATGAGAATTTAAATATATTTAAATTAGATAGGTGTTTGGTGTCATCTCTACAATATCCTATTAATTATGGTTTTATTCCACAGACTATTGCACTTGACGATGATCCCTTAGATGTATTGGTATTTAACCATGATCCTATTGATAGGGGTGTCCTAGTTTCTTGTAGGGTATTAGGAGTTCTTGGGTTTGTAGATGGAGGAAAGATTGATAATAAACTCATAGCGGTTCCAGACTGGTCGCCAAAAGAAAAATACAAAACACTGTCTGATATAGAACCAGAGCATCTCAAAATTTTTAGAGAGTTCTTTAAAATATATAAAATTGACAGAAATTCTGAAACAGCAGTGGGTAAATGGGTAGGTAAGCAAAAAGCCAATACAGCTTTAAAAGATGCTCATAAGAGATGGCAAAATGCGAATAAGGACAGGATTCAGCAGGAATGGTCAGACAATAATTTTTGGCAAAAAGTAAGAAACTCAGGCCATGTTCTTCCCGATTAGGTGTAAATAAGGGCATGGATACTATTCTACAACTAGTTCAGGATAACCCTTGGTTTGGAGTTGTGACAGCCGCAATTGCTTTTGCTTCTGCTATCGCCGCCGCAACCCCTACCCCGAAAGAGGGGACTTTTCTGTCCAAATTTTATAAATTAATTGATTGGGCAGCTTTAAACATTGGGAAAGCCAAGCAGAAGTAAGTCTACAGACTAGTCTAAAGACTAAGCTCTAGGCACCTCCATCCTACGGGTGGGGGTTTTTGCTCTATATTTACTTGAACAAATGTATTGTTAGGGTATCATACTTCTATGATCTCAGATAAGGCAAAGGGACTCTCAGGTTCTACCCATGTAGCCCACACACAAAAACTCATTGATGAATCAACAGAGAGATATCATCATTCCTGCCTTGCTGCTGGCCTAACCATAAAAAAAACAGGCAAGATTCAGGACATAGGCCATGTTGATTTTGTTGTAAATGGTGAGACGGTTGATTTAAAAGGATTAAAAAACTCCACCCGAGAGGGTAAAATATTATTAGAGTTTCTTAATGTGAATGGAAAGAAGGGCTGGTGCAACGAGAATGGCACTCCCTTGTGGATAGCTTTTGACTTTGGGGCATTCTTTCTCCACGCAAAGAACGTAGACTTATATAACTTAGCAAAAGAAAAGTGCAATCTGCGCGAAACTGTTAGCAGAGTGGATGCCTGTCTCTATAAGGGTTACAGGAGAAAAGGAAGGAAGGATATGATGTCTATGGTTTTACTGCAAGACGTTTTGCAGAACTGTGAACACTGGTTTCTCCCTTACTCTAAATATCAAATTCCCTTCGAAGAGGTTTAAGGATATGCTCTAAAATCTCCTGTCCCCTCATATCGGAAACCTGCATCGTAAGGGTCTATAACAAGTCCCGTTACAGATGCTCCCACCCACTGGCCAGATAGCGCATCTACCTTTCTATTAAATTCTCTTATTAAATGGTTGGCATACCACTCTCCCTGCCCACTTATACCTCCACTAAGAAGATACATTCCTGTAACTTCTTCCCTAAAGCTTCTCCAATCACCCGATGCAATTCCAGTGGTGGCGTGAATTTCTCCTAATAAATCTAATGGACCATCTGCCATACTACTTAAGTTACACTTTTTTCAAGAATCTTGAAAAATTCTCTTGACGTTACCCTTGGCTACATTATAATGCTCCCGTGTTCAAATGGATATTAATTATTGCCGCCTGGATAATCCTCTGCTTAATTATTTGTCGCATTCTGGGCATGAATTCTCATCAAGAACGTAAACTTCTACAGAAAAAAAATAAATGAATCCACAACTACACAATATGTTGCGGTCTGAGGCCGAAGCAGACAGAAGCAAAGCTCTATTGAGCCTCAAGCTCCTCTCAGATAATCCTGCGGGTATTGGAGATCATACTACCGATGACTTCTGGAACAATGCAAATCAAGCTTTAGAATTGCTTGCTTCTGCTGATGACCGTCTGACGGCCTTGGAAAAGTATTTCCCCGATCAGGATATGTCGAATCAACCGACACTTTTCTAGAACGTGTCGAAATAAACCATATAAATCGACATGTCTAAAGCTACAAAAATTACTTACGCAATCTTATCTATTCTTGCGGGTCTAACGGTTGGGGTTCTAGTTGCCTTGATTGTCGGAGTGATTACTACATTCCAAGCCCTGATCAAGTTTCCCGTGGAGGTATACAGAGGTTGCACTCGAAACGCAGAATTTAAAAGATTGCATCAAGCATTCAATGTCCAGACTATGGAAGACTTGGAAAAGAAACGTTGGGATGAGATGACTGAAGATGAGAAGATGTGGGAGAGACACATTCAAAAAATGGAAAGCAAGAAACACAATAACTGACATGAATAAAAAAGATTTAATTCAAGCCTTGGGGGTGGGAGTAGTTTTTGGTTTGGTCATTTACTTCTTCATGATGGTTGCAGTCCATTTCATAGAGAAGCAGGTTGACTACGAATCTGTTTACCCGTCTCTTGATTTTGACTTCCTTGAGGCTGTAGAGGCTGTAGAGACTGATCTAGCTATGGTGACCTTCAAATATGAAATCAGGATTCAGAATAGCTATGACGATGAGATGCTGGAGCAGACCGAGACTCTTGATCAAGCAATAGATTATATTTTAGAGTATTCTAAATTCCATGATGATCTCTATGTCTATGACATAGAGACAAGAGAATTAATGCTTGACTCTGCCACTGTTAATGAGACAATGAGATCTCTAGAAACAAAAGAGCAACTGTTAATTGAAGCGGCTCAACACCCCAAAACATTTTCTGATGTTGAAATTTTTAACTTACTAGTAGACTAATGAATAAAAAAACACTAATCATTCTATCCTGTTGTTTTATTTTAACCCTCTTCTGTGTTAGCCTAATACTGGCAAATAACACGGAGACTAAGGTTGATAAAATAACAGTGACTTACGAGAATAAAAAACAAAAAGAATTCCCAGTGACGGTCACTCTCACCAAATATCAACTGTGCAAAATGTTAGAAACACTTGAGGAAGAGAGAGGTTATGGTCGTCCTGCTGACCCACAAGACAGCTTCACCTACACTTCAATTGCCAAAGGCAATCAACACTCCGAACAATACAACATCTCCTCGACTCATTTAGCTAAAAAACCACTATCAGATGATTGAGGTTTCGCTCTCAGACAAACAGCTAAAATGGTGTAGGGACCATGCCCAAAAAATAGTGGATTATTACGGGGGTAATAACACGCTAGGGTCTGGTTCCTACAACCACAATAAAATAAGTAGTAATTTAGTTGGCGTTAAGTCTGAGGTTGCAACTACAGTGTGGCTCAAAAGACACATTGATAATAGGGGAATCACCCCTAACTTTGTTGACTTTAAAAACAAAAAATTAAAAGGTGATTTAGATATAGTAGGTAGGTGCATAGAAATAAAAGGTCTACGACCTCACCAGTGGGATGACTTCAAGAGATGCATTCCCCCAAAACAATTGAAGTCTTATGTCAGAGATGACGCTATTGTTGTTTGGACAACGACAGCAGGAGATACAAAAGATTTTAAAGTAACACTACAGGGATGGAACTATGCTAAAGACGTAGATGATAACGGGGTCTATCGTAAAACAATATGTGATAACATTTGGTTAAAGGAAGACTCTCAAATGCGGGACATGGAAAGCTTAATAAAAGAATTAAAATGAACACTAAAGAACTACTTAAACTCCACGATGATACCTGCAAGGCTTGCAGGGTAATCATGCAAAAGAAAAACAGTGACTATACTGGTGGCAAGGGTGCTACCGACCCCTTCGCCAATTTTAATGCATCCAAGATACTGGACATCCACCCTGTGCAGGGTTTGCTTCTCCGTGTAATCGACAAAATAAAAAGAATCTACTCGTTCACTAATGACAGTGAACTATCTGTCCCAAATGAAACTGTAGAAGATGCTTGTGATGACATAGTGAACTATGCTATATTAGCTAAAGCAATGCTTTTAGAAGAGAGAGGTTCGAAAAAACGCTTGACGGAGGAACAGGAACTTCAAGGAGAAAAACGCATTGATATCATTGGACGTAACGGCAATGATGGGCTACACTACTCCCAGATCGAAGAAGAAAACGCCAAATAACCATGTTTACGATACCTCATGCAATTTATCCCGCTCCAGATAACTTTGCAGAATATAAAAAAAAGCTTTTAAAAATATTTGATGAGGACACAAAATATAAACATAATCTTGGTAGAGAAATAAAGACAGACTTTTTCTATAACGACGATAACGCATCCCTTCCCTCATACTGTAGTTTGGTGAAAGAAGCTTTGTCTCCATATTTACAGCAGACTGAAAAGTCTATGGGGTTTAAATTACAAATTCGTGCAATGTGGTATCAACAAAGCATTAAAGGGCAAGCTCATGGGGTGCATAATCATGGCGCAACGGGATTCTCTGCTGTTTGGTATGTAGAGTTTGACCCCAACGAACATACTGCGACTACATTTTACGCTCCTTTTAATGATATATTTACAGGAGATCCAGTCCATTGCATACCAAAAATAAAAGAGGGAGACTTAGTTATTTTTCCTTCCTTTATGCTACACGAACAACTTAAAAATTCTTCAAATAAGAGAAGAACTATTGTATCTTTCAATATTAAGGGGCATACTTGTCTAGATTGGAAATAATATGAATATATTCGCAGTAAACACTAACCCCAAGACCGCCGCACAACAATTGTGTGATAAACATGTAGTCAAAATGATTTTAGAGTCAGCACAGATGCTCTGTGCCGCCTTTCCTAATGGAGACGCTCCATACAGGAGAGCATTCTACAATCATCCCTGCACTAAGTGGACTAGAGAGTCAGCAGAGAACTACGAGTGGTTGCTAGACCACGCTTACGCCATGTGCCAAGAGTATACTAGACGCTACGGCAAGGTGCATAAGTCTCTCGACGCTATCCAATGGTGTGGATCTAATTACCACAAGCTAAATATACCACGCAAAGGATTGACCAAGTTTGCACAAGCAATGCCAGAACAATACAAAAACGATTGTTCTGTTACTGCTTACAGGTCATACTACAACGGAGAAAAAGCTTACTTTGCTAAGTGGAGTAAGAGAGAAACACCATCTTGGTTCCATGCTTAAAGACGGAGCTTTAATATTAGATGGCTTAGAGGATGCCATAGCAGGTGTATCTGATAGTGGATTGCTTATTTACGACTACGGTAAGATGGTTAAAGTTTTCGAAAAACAAGGAATGACTGTGGATGAAGCTGTGGAGTGGATTGATTACAACGTAATGGGTGTGCAGTGCAATGGCGAAGGATTCATTATGATGTATGAATATTTTAATGAATAAAAATGAGCGAAGACTTTCAAAATGTCTTTGAAGCATTTGCTAAAGAGTCCTTTCTTCGGAAGGACTATCTTTTGTTTTTGCGTATACCTAAAAACGCAAGCTCATCAATCTCTGAACATCTGGGAGATTATAATTTATTAAAAAAACACGAAAGAACTCTGCAACAATCCCTGAGTAAGAAAATATATAAAGGTATTTTCTCGGCTACCCACGCTCGTCCTCATGAAATTAAATCTGTCATAAGCTCAATAGAATTAAAAGCTTTCTCGTTTGCAGTAGTGAGAAACCCTTGGGACAGGGCTGTTTCGATGTATCATTTTGCTAAGAAGATGGGTTTAGGGAATGCTTTTGATTTAAAAAACGACCTATCTTTTGAGGATTTCTGCCAAATTCTTGAATCTAAACGGTTTGATTCTACATTTATACCCACCTTTAATCAGGTAGAGTGGACCCATAGCTGCATTCAGTTGAATGAAATATTAAGATTTGAAAATTTAGCTGAAGACTTTTCTCAGATGATCAAAAATAATTCCATAGCTGGCATATCTCCTGATCTTCCTCACATTAATAAAACAAATCACACCAAGTATCAGGATTATTACTCCAGTGAAACAAAAAAAATAATTCATTCGGTCTTCGAAGAGGATTGTGATACCTTTAAATATATTTTTTAATTACTTTGATAGCCCAGATCGACTGCGATTTTGCCAAATAAGCGCGTAAAACCCCCAGATCGAATGATTTTTTTCCAAATAAGTGCGCGTAGATAGCCGAACATTTAAATTGATTCTTTTATTTTCGCTAATAATTTAATTTTATTTATTAGTTCTGACACGTTA